GCTGCTCGAGGGTGACATCCTCCGGGTCATGGAAGAGCTAAGCGCAGAGTACCCCTGGTTCAATAGCCTAGACGATGTGCGAAAGAATGCACTGATAGACATTGGCTTTAATCTTGGGACTACACGCCTGAGACTGTTTAAGAAGGCGCTCGCCGCTATGGAGGTGGCAGACTATAGCCAAAGCGCCGACGAGTTTATGCGCTCACTGTGGGCGAAGCAGGTCGGATCTCGAGCTATTGAGTTAACAGAAATGATTCGCAACGGTAAATAAAACTGTTGCGATGATGTAAACTGATCTATATACTGTCCTCTCCAATAACAAAAGGAGAACGACATGGATTTTAAAGAATTCCCCAAGGCTCAGGCCTTTTCAGATTACCTATACGGTGAGGGCTTTGATGCTAATCCGTATCCTAAGAACTCTGCTGAGTATTTGCAGTACCAGTCTGAAATGAACTCTCTCTACCGCACCGAGCTTAAGACTCGCATTGAGCAACTTAATGGAGAGCCGTCATGCCTGTAGATATCCACGGCAAGCAATATCACACCGTCGCAGAGCGTGTTGCTGCTTTCCGCTCAAAGGGAGCTGACCTAACTATTGAGACAGAGATTGTCCGATGGGAAGGTGAAGACGTGGTAGTTAAGGCGTCAATAAGCGACAACGGCAAGCTAATTGCTACTGGCTTAGCTCACGAGGTGCGCGGATCTACCAACATCAACAAGACCTCACACGTCGAGAACTGCGAGACCTCAGCTATTGGCCGAGCACTTGCGGCGTTTGGATTGGGTGGTACTGAGTACGCGAGTGCGGATGAGGTGGCTAACGCTATATCTCAGCAGAACGAAGCTAAAGCAGGAATATCTCAGAAAGAAGTTTACGAATTACTTATTGAGAATACGGCTACGATGCTAGCCTATGGCGAGTCAATCATGGCTATTAAGGCAGGCATATCATTAGGTGATCTAAGCTCTGCGTCCGAGGAATGGTTTTCTTTAGACAACGACGTTAAGACTCTACTCTGGAAAGCGCCTAGCAAGGGTGGGCCTTTTACTACCAAGGAGCGGGAGGTCATTCATTCTACCGAATTCCGCACAGCTAATGGGGGTGGAGATGAATCAGAAGCCTAGAGCCGCTACCGCAGGCCTAAGCAACAAGACCTGTGAGTGCTGCCTTGCAAGAATCAAGAACCAGAAAGACTACTTGATATGCGACGACTGTGTCGCACTGAATAATTTTATTAACTCAAACTGGAAGAAATCAAATGGATTACGACAACACTAACAGCGGCGTAAGCTTTAAGAACGATAAGAAAGTAGAAGATTGGCAGTACGATTTTACTGGCAGTCTAGATTTTGAAGGCATCCCCTTATTCTTAGACTCTAAGTGGTACCCGCCCCAAAATGGCAAAAAGGGGTATTTCCGTCACAAGGTTAAACGCAAGCAGGCTAAGCAAGACTCTGCTTCTGCCCCTGCACCTGTAGCGTCTGCTGATCCTGTAGATGACCCGTTTTCGTCTGACGTTCCGTGGTAGGAGGCTCTGTGGCTATTCACTTTGGCAATGCTCTAATCGAGCTGCAAGAAAAGAAAAAGGTCTCGTCTGCTGAGTTAGCGACGAGGCTAGGGGTCCACAGGCAGCGCGTCCATTACTTGCGAAACCAGGCCGATGTTAGGCTAAATGTTTGCGCTGAAGTAAGCGAGGCTCTGGGGGTTAATCTGAACACGTTTGTAAGGATGTGTAAGGTATGAAGCACCAGAGGATTTTCCAAGATCCTCAGAAGGCTATTACGGATGCTGCGTGGCTGACTCAGAGAGCAGAGGAAGACCACGCGCTCGTAATCACCAACCGAGGTTTTGTAGTAATACCTACCGAAGAGCTTAAGGGTGATGAATTGATAGCGGAGATATTTAATTATGAGGCCGAGACAATACGCTGCTCACATTATGACTTTGACGACTAGAGAAGAGCGGCTAGAGGCTTTAGCCAAGGTGCCAGAGCAGCACCGAGAACTTACCAAAAAACATGTGGAGATATCATATGAAAGAAGAATTCTTCGACAAGCTAGCCAGGGTCTCAAAGGCCCACGCAGCGGCAGAGGCTGACAAGTGTCACCTCATGGAATACCGCAAGACGCTGAAGAGCCTGCTAATGATCGAGGCAGAGACAAGTGATGCTAAGATGCCTATAGCAAAGCAAGAGCGGTACGCCTACGCTCACCCTAAGTACGTTGAGCTGCTTGAAGGCTTAAAGGTAGCAATTGAACGAGCTGTTAGATTCCGTCACCAGTTTACGGTGATGAATATGGAGTTCGAGGCAGAGCGATCTAAAAATGCTCGCGCAAGAGCAGAGGCGGGATTAAGATGAAAAACTTACAAACTGTGTACAAGTACCCGAAGGATGTTAAGGAATTGGCTCAGAAGCACTCTGTTAACCGCAAAGTATTTAGCATT